CCAGTGATAGTACCCGGAGAACCCGTTACGTTACCGCCGTTAGTAATTCTAACGTTATTACCAGCGCCGTCACGGTAGTAAAGATCGCTTCCGTACACATACACAGAAGCATTATAGAGCGCGCTACTTGGCGCAGCAGGTACAGGATAAAACATCACCGTATTAGTGTTGGTAAGGTTATTTTGGTTCATCGACAAATCAGCATTAACGTTAATAGCAGCCGGTGTAATCGGCACACCTTGGCCGTTGGTGTGATTGTGGCTATCTACTTTGCTAAGAGCAGCATTGACGTTATTTGCCCAGTCCGGCCCTGGGTCAACACCGACCACAGGCAAATTCAAAGTCATGTTTGGCGTTGTCGTTGTATTAGCCATTAAAACACCCAAATGCTGATGGTTGTGTTTGCCGATGATTCAAGTGTAATAGTTTGCTGCGTCCAAGCGGTACGCCAAATAGTAGCGTTGGCCGTGTTATCAACTACAAACCAGCCAATTGGTACACTGCCAAGCGTGTGCGGTACGGCTTTTGGAGTAGAAGCGGTTAAGGAAATGTTTTTTATCTGGTAACCGCCGTTTATAGCNACGTTTTCAAGATTGGCAACGCTAGTAAAAAGCGGATTAATTTGCGAAGCCCACAGCGGGTTTGCAAGCTGCCACGAAAGATTTGCAGAAAGTTTACCAGCCACCTTGCGAACCCCCTAACGTACCAAAACCAGTACCGCCAAACACCGGATCTTGCCGCGTTTGGCTAATGGTTTCAGCCTCACCTGCGTCTCTATTTTGAGACATTTCCTCGATGCGCGTTTTAAGGTAAACAATTTCCGCATCTAGCTTACTAGTGTCGGAGCCTTCTTCTTTATCAAGCGCGTATTTAGCAGCACGCGCAATCGGATAGCGCAGCCATCCCGAAAACCCAAGCGTGGTGACATCGGTATCTTGCAGCAGCGCCGGCAAACGTGGCGAATACCAAATGCGTACCTGCTGATTACCAGCCGGCGTTGGGATGATGTTTACCTTATTGCCCATCATCCTATAGCGCATGTTGTAAACGCCGTAGATTGTGGACGTGGAATTTGGGTACACGTATTTGTTGCGCTCGATAAAGTCGTAACGCAACAGCGTCACCCAAGCGTTGTTACTCGTGTTAATCCCAAGATCTATACCGGCTAGCTTATAAAAAGCAGGAGCAGGAGCGCCGCTACTAGGAGAGCTAGGATAGACGCCGCCAAAGTAGTTGCTAACGCCGTCCGGAAGCGGGTAGTTTTGCGTCGTGCCGTTGGTATTGAAATAGACGTATGATCCCGCGAAATAGTCCTCGTAACTGCCGATAAGTAGATCATACAGCTCATACATGGCGAGCCTTATAAAGGCGTTCCATTCGCTTGTTACCACAAACTGTGAACCAACTCGGTCGGCGGTTTGCTGTGCCCTTAGCCTTAGCTCGTACAAAGACATTTCGCTAGGAGGCGCCGCTACCATTTGAGCAGGCGAAGAGTAAACCGAGTAGTTTACGCCGTCGGTCGCTGCTATTTGGTAATAATACATAATGCCGACGCCAGGCAGGCTATCGACGTAGCTAGTTACCTGACCAACACTGGCGAGGTTTGTATAGTTTACGCCGTCGGTTGACCTTTGAATTTGGTAACCCGGAGCGCCAAGCGAAGCAGTCCAGGTAAGTAAAATATTGCCGTCCGCTTGCTCAGCAGTAAGATTTTGCGGCTGATATAAACTGACCATGTTTTGCCTTTGTAATTAAAGGGCGCCCCAGCAAAGCCAAGGCGCCCAATAATGAAGTGCCCCGACCTTACAAGCCGTCGATAGTTACCGTAGAGCCGTCGAAACAGAATTTCATAGACACTACCGTGCCGTCGGCCGGTGCGGCGGCGACAAGGGTAGTCACTGAAGAACTGGTTGGAGCAGCAAACTGCACAACTACCTGTGCACCCGCATTAGAAGCGACCGACGAGTTGGCAATAACCGTATTAGGATCGCCAACAACAGTTAAAGTCGATGCGGTTGGTACGCCTGGCAAGCCAACTTTACCCGTGCCGCTAATTGACGCAGTAGCAGCAGCAACAAACGTTGCTCCAACGGCCGGTGTTACGCCTGGAATTAAGCCAGCGGTTTGCCACTGCGCCAGCGTGGTTGTTCCAAGGCTAGTAATGACGTAAACATTGCCCTTGGTAAGGCTAGAAGTTGAGGTCGAGGTCAGCGGTACAATTTGACCGGCAAAACCGCCTAAATAGAAGTTGAAATTGTTTTTAAACCGCACTACCGCGTAACCAGCAGCAGGGTTTGGGTTGGTAAGCGTTCCAGCGACACCCGGAGTTGCACTGGTATTCATAAACACGGCTTCAACGTAGCCGTTAGATTTCAGTGAGCGGATACCGAGACCGTTGCCGTTAGCAGAGTCAACAATAAAGTTGAGCCAAACTTCCTGAGGCTTAGCAACGTTGGTATAAAGCGACTTACCGTTAAGACCGAAACCGCGTGGTTGTGACATAGGCTGTCCCCTATATTGAGCAAGGATTTCTCTGCGGGTAGCCTTGCACCACTTGCCCGCCAGTACGGCCAAAAACTGTTTTGGCCCTCAGTTTTGTGACAAATGTTCAGAAAAAAGCCGGGAGTTTCCCCCCGGCCCGCTAATTTACGCGGAAAGCTGAACTACCATGTTGTATCCAGGAGCCGAGCAAATGAGGTTGCCGTAGTAGGCAATCCGGATCTCGAGAGCATCGGCGTTACCAACACGAAGGCCTTCCAAACCTTCCATACCGTAGGTCAGGATATGCGGCGCTTTGCCAAGCGTGCGCAGTTTCCAGGTATCGGTAGTGAGGCAGTAAGCCGTTTGCGCTGGGCAGCTACGGTCAGCAAGAACTGGGATCTTGCCGTAAGCCGAGTGGAAGTGAATTGCTTCGAAAGCAACTTCAACTTCATCGTGCTCGAGTTGGACGTATTGCACTTTAGCTCCTAGCTCGTTGATGAGCGTTGCGTAAGATACAAAATCCAGCACGATAAGGTCAAACGATGCACCTTCGCGGTTACCGTATGCCAGAGCGTTGGTAATACCTTCGGAGATGGACTGGCTAGCAGCGTTGTAACGAAGGCCGCCGAGACGAGTTGGGTCTGCCGAGCGGTTTACACCCCAGAAGTTGTCGCTGGACGGCGGATCAACATTTGGCACCCAAGCTCCCAGGCCGGAAAGACCAAGCATACCAGCAATGGTAGACGAGCCGCCAATACCGATATCGCCTAAGACTTGCAGGTAGCTACCAGCAACCCAGCTAGACTGGGGAGCACCCTGAACCACGGTGCCAGTGATAGCGCCGCTTCCACGGTTAACCGACGTAATTTGGATTGCGTCGATAGTACCGGGGGTATTTTGCAGCGCTGCGCCGCCATCGGTAGCGGAAGCTTGCAGCGTCATGCCAACTTCAAACTGCACAACTTGCTGTGAGTTAGACAGCGTGAAGCTAAGGTTTGGGGCGCTGTAGCTTACGCCCGCCGACGAGATAGCGCCGCGCGATGCAGTGCCGCCCGAAAACAGTTCAAACGCCATGTTGTTGGAGATGTTGCGGAAGCCGTTGTCTAAACTTCTGCTGGCTTCGTCCACGAACGCCGTGTGGACTGTTACCGTAAAGGCTTTTTATCCCTTACTTCTTGTATTTCTTAGCATATGCGATACAGCTTTCGAAGATTGCCACGTCTTCTTTAAGCAGGCCAAATGCCGTGTTGCACTGGTTGCAAAGTAATCCTCTAACTTTGCCTGTTTCATGACAGTGATCAACGTAAGGCGTTTTGACAAAAGTTGTCCGGCATATTTCACACGAGTTTTTTTGCTCTGAAAGCATTTCTTCATATTTGGCTTTTGTAAGACCATATTTTTGACGTTTCCGAGCAAAAACAAATTTCTCTGGTGTATCTTTATACTGCCGTCTCAACTTCTCGCAGACACTTGACTTGTTCGCTTCGTACCAAGCTTTTCTTACGGCTCTTTCACGTTCACGATTAGCTAGGTAATGTGCCTTTTGATACTTAGATCTACAGGCTTTACATCGGTTTTGAGTTTTGCCTCTTTTATAATGATATTCACTAGTTGGCTTCTCAATACCGCACTTCGAACAAATCTTCATACAAGCCCAGATNANATTTTCATCCTTTTATTAGGATGCCGATCACTCGTGGGGCTGTTTTATTCTTGGTCTGTTCCAAGTTTCAAGCCCTAATCGTTACGGTGAGCCAGGCTCTTTAATTCCTGCTTTACCTCGGTATTCCCGTCACAGGGTTCACCGATTTTGATCGGTTTGCACTAACGACTTACGCCGCTAAGGGGCACGTATATTGACCCGCGTTCGACTTGGTTTGCTCCATAAGGAGGTTGGTGATGGTAACTANCTGNTAATCCTGTACCGCATAGACGAAGTAGCTAACAACGTCGGAAGCGGTTTGCTGGTTTTGCGCATTAGCAAANNTATGCGCACGACCTTGCGGGTTGCCGTATTCCAGCGGCACTGGAATGTACTTACCGGCAAAACCATCTGGGCTTTCGTTTTTTGGAACGAGAGCAAGCAGTGGATTCTTGGAATACACGATATTTTTCATGTAATCCTTGTCATCCGTATAGAGTTCTTTAAGCGCCGCTAGCTGGTTAGAGCTATTGGCATATACTGGAGCAACTGCCATATGATTATTCCTTTATTGTTTATTTTTTGAGTTGACCATAGAACGCAGCTAGTGCCCGTTGCTTGGGGCTCATCGGGACTTGCGCGGTGTCCCGGTTCGTAAGCGTCCTCATGCCTGGTCTTTGCTGAACCATCGGCTGATTTTCAGGAGCTAGCTTGTTCCATACTTTTCCGAGCTTTGCTCTTGAAATGGTGTCTTCTAGCAATTGATCTTCGACCATTTGCATAGCTTCTTCCACGTCAAGCAGCTCACCTTGGTTATCGTAAGTTTGTACCATCAGCTTTATAACGTCGTTGATGTGACCGCCGGCACGAATCATCTCAAAACGGTCACCATCGGCTGCTAGCTGCGTCGCCGTCCTTCTCATTTCTGAGATGGCTTGCTCGCGCTGAGCTTCTTCACGCTGCGTAAGCTTTTGCTCAACGCCTTCTTCAAGNGCTTTNAGTTTTTGCTTNAGCTCGTGAATTTCCGGATTGTAACCGCCTTGCTGATTTAGTACCGCTTGCGTCAATTCGTCATACGTTACGCCNCTTTCCAGTAAAACACTCAACGGCTCCGACTTGATGCGAGCCCTGTCAATGTAATCGCCTTGGGTAGGAGACTTTCCTGACAGCGCTCTTTCTCGTTCTGCNAGCTCCCTCTCTTTNACNTGGAGGGCGCGACGTTGTTTGGCCAACGCCGCAAATTGAGGGCTTAGCGGTTTAGTCGCTTCGTTTTCCGCCTCGCCTACGTTTTCCTTATTTTCTTCTTCAGCCGGTGCGACGACTTGCGCGCCCGCATCGGCTGGGGGGGCATAGCTTCCAGGAGTTGCGTTAGTATTTATACGCAAACTGCGCAGCGACGGCGCGACTGCTTGAGGCGCCTGAGGGCCGCCTGTTACGCCGGCTACGGTATTTCCTGTATTCATTATGGGACTAATTTTCATTCATTTAACCTATGCTGCTGCCTGTTGATTTTGTGGAACTAACGGAGATACTGGCGCCGGTGCCGCAACGGCTGTTGGTTGCGCCGGCATAGCTTGCGGAGGCGGCGTGGCAGCCTGCTGCAAAGCTTGCACTTGCTGGAAAAACGTGCGCAAAAGATCGGCTTTAGATTCTTCCAGGTTAGCTGCCAGGTACAAATTCAAATACTGAACAACCAGCGTTGTGGCGAGTTGCAGATCAAGGAACGGATCGGGCGGCGTATAAGTACCGTCGTGCACAATGGCGTCCAGTATTTTAAAGATGCGTTCCTCGCTAGCGTTGGCCAGTTTTTCATCTTGCTCCAGATCAGGAAAGCGCATAAGTCTGCGCCCTTCTTTGATCGTGAGCATGCCGGCCTGTACCTGTTCGGTAACTGTGGCAATTCTTCCCGCCGGTGTACGCGGCAGCGAGCTTTCATTAAAGCACTGAATAACGAACGGATCTTTAATGAGGCCCATTTTAGGCAGGTCGATCTCTTTAGTGCCGTCCTTATTTGGGTANACGGTTTGGTATTTACCTTCGCGTTTGGCTATATCCATAGCGCAGTCGGTAATTTGGTAGGCAAGATCGATAAATACTTGATCGTAGCGCTGAGATAATTCCGAAAAACGGTCGCTATTGACATCGTCGTAAGACCGGATGGCTTCGCCCGAGTTAAGACCGGACGGCTTTTCGCCGGTAGCCTGCATGTCTGATACGCCGCACTGCCTAAAACCGTATTCTATTAGCTTATCTCTCTCGGCATATAGCTCAGGAGCGTTACACGGAGCGACTTCATAGCTTGGTTTGGTCCCGGCGTAAGTAATCATTACGCCGATTTCGTTATTGTTGTGGGCTTTAACCACTTTACTAGATTGCTCAATAAACACTCTAGGCACGCCAACTAGTACAATGGCGCGCGTAATGGTTTTAAGAATCCTTTCAAGAGAGATTTGAGTACCAAAAAGCTGCGTTGCCAGTCCTTGGCCCCAAAACCCTGTAAAAGGATCTGAGTAGTTTAAGAACACAAATGGGAATTTTTGCTTATCCCACGGCTCATCAAAAATAACGCCAGCGGACGTTGCCAGCGTGTGTCTGCCGGAAACATACCCAAGCGCTTTGGGATCAGGGCCGTTGGGAAGTTTCCAACCCTCAACAACCATGATTTGGTCGGTTGTGGTGCGCCCGGATTCCGGCGAGTTATCGGGATAGCTTTGCGGCGTACCGGCAATAACCTCGGATGCACTGGGATTATTGGCCATGACCTTATCACGGTCAACCAGCTTAAGTTGAATTAACTGCTGAGGCTCGCCATTAAGAGAATCGTTATCATCAACATAAAGATCAGTTTGAAGTACTCGGTCAATGCAGACCTTATTATTATCGCCCTCGTAGACCTTGAGGCATCCAGTACCCATGACGATTGCGTCTTTAAGAATTTTTGAGGCTTTTTGGTAGGCATTGGTCTGATAAAACTCTCCCAAAATGAACTGGTTTAGTTCTTGGGCAAGGTGACGCTCTTTATAGTCACTATTATCAGTTAGGAATTTAGGCTGGGGTTTGTTTTGGGTAAGACGCGAAACCAGGGTATCGGTACAGGTCTGAATGAGGTTAAACGTCGGGCTGTCGTTGGGCAGGGTTTTGGTGCGGTCCATTTTGGACACATTGCTACCCGCATAGGAGTACACCGGAAGCCCTGCATACAAACGAATAGATACGGCAAGCTGCCGTACCCGGTAAGTTTGTAATGTCTTAAGGTAAGCCCCAGTTTGACATAATTCAACGGCAAGTTGCCGAGGGTCTTTAGCTTTCCACCATTCGGAAAGCATTTGTTGACCGCCCGTACCGTCAACCCCGGCACGGGTTTTCATCTTGATTTTTTCAACAGGGCCTTTGGCCTTTTTTATGCGCATCAAATAACCCCGGCATAGTCACTTACAAGATTTTCAAAGTCTGGCGTATCCTGGGTTTCTTCTATTTCTTGGTAGTCAATGCGCTGAGGCAGTTCAGCAAGTTTTCCGTAAAAGCCTTTGAAACTCACTTCGGTAACGCCGTGTTTTCTGCATGTTTTAAGAAACTGATTTAGCTCTTTATTATCCATGACTTTATCCATTATGCCGGTCTCGGATTGTGCTGTTTACGTTTACGCATAAGACGCGCCACTAGGTCGCTGCCTTCTTCCTGCTCATGATGATCCGCGTCGTAATCACCGGCGCTTTCGCCACTTTCATGAAACTCTAGCGAATCTTCATGCGGCAAAACGTCCAACTCGTTTGGCTCAAAGTCCGCTGTCCAATGTTCTTCATTGGCAACCCGTCCGCCTTCGCTATATCCACGTTTTTTCATGATGCGGGATACTAGGCCGTGGTCGTCATCGGCCATACCGCCGTGTGCATAAAGCTTAGGTTTTTTCATGCCGCGCATTTCGCCAAGCACTTCGTGATGCTTTTCTTTAGCTCTGCGCATTAGGCGTTCATGAAACTCAGGCTCGTCGGCCTCAAGGCCGCTGGCATCGCGTACATGCTCACCGGCTTCGCTGCGACCGGCCCAATGTTTGTCGTCATCTTCCCATTCTGACTGATGAACGCCTTTAATTTCTCCGCCTTTTGCATGACAGCTTGGGCAAGAATAAGAGCCGTGTTGGCACATGCCGCCTTTGGCAAACTTTTCGCCGCGTGCCATCTTGTGTTCAAGCGTTTCAACGGCCTGGTCAACGGCTTCTTTACCAAAATGATGAGAACCCGACATGCCGTGGCGTTTAGCCTCCGGCTCTAGCTCACGGTAACGCTCAGCCTCGTCGCGCTCATGGCCAGAAATGTAGCCGCCGTGCGCTTTTTTTGACTTACGCTTCATAGCATAGGCAATAGCTAGGCTTTGCTTTTGCGGCTTACCGTGATGCATTTCTGTTCTCACATTATGTTTGAAAGCCTTTTCAGACTTACCGTGCATAAGAGGCATTTTAGGTTCCTTGGTAGATGTTGAGGATGCCTTTAACTGAGTTTAGTTGGTTATCAGCAGCGGCCGAGCTAGAAGGAACAACAGTGATAACGTCATTGGCAGCGCACTGAAGCCGTACCGATCCGCCAAGGATTGGAGCGGTAGGAGCGCCGGCATTAAGGGTTAGCTTGGTCGAGCCGTTTTGCTGTACCAAAACTTGGAGCGAACTGCCGCCCGTTGTAACGGTCGAATCAGCACTCGAGCCAGCGGCTTGATAAGGTAGAAAATACTGCACGCCAACGGTGTAAAGACCAGCCGTTGTGATGTTGCAAGTTTGGGTGCCAAGGCCGACTACGGGATTAGACTCATTGATATTAATGGAATTGATCGTCATTCGCCCATCTCCTCAAGTAAGTTTCTATCGTCGATTTCGTCTTGCTCTCTGATGTGGTCCACTAAAGATTCTAAGGCTTCTTTGATAAGCCTCTTATCTTTTCTTTCAAACGCCAGAAGAAGATCTTCGGCAACAGCGTCCAGCATTGAGTAGTCATCGCTATCTTCATCTGGCTTGCGGCGAATGGAATCAACCGGCATGGCGGAAGCCCCATCTTGTCTATTTTTTAAAAAAGGGAGCATTTCTCATCCTTATTGCCCTGGTTTAATAAAAAAACATGGCTAAAAAAGTGAGAAACGTTCAGTATTGAAAAAATGTTGGCGAGTAGCTCAGTTGGTAGAGTCGGTGACTGTTAATCACCTGGTCGGAGGTTCGAGCCCTTCCTCGCCAGCCAACCTTTAGCCGGCTAGCCAAATGGTAAGGCATCGGGTTTTGATTCCGACATCAGTGGTTCGATTCCACTGCCGGCTGCCAATAACCTACCAACCTGAATCATAGCTGTTCCACGACTCTTGCTCTTGCTGCTCACGCTCTGCTTTTTCTAGTTCTTTTCGCCAAATATCTTGGCTTTGTTTTTCGTACCATTCGCGGGAATATTTGGTGATTTTAACCTCAGCGGGGGCAGCGTGATAATGGTATCCCATTCGCCAAGCATACAAAAAGGCGTCGCAGCGGTGATTCGGAAGTGCCGGGTGTTCCTTTTTGGGAAACTTTATCGCCTCACCGTCCGTTGCCCAAACGAGAGCGCTCATTTCTTCCCAAAGACCTCGGTTTTCCTCGGACTTGATAATCTTGATTTTACCCTGCACCAAGTCAGCGTTACACAGCTCGATAAAAGTGGCTTTATCAAGCTTGTCTGCATACTCAAACGGAATAGCTGAGCGCGCCCGCATGCTTTCGACACCTTGTTTATTGGCGCCGTCAATGACTATCTTATGCGGGGCGTGGTCGGGATCAGCCATAAACTCGCCGATCTTTTCTGCGACCTGATCAAACGTCAATTTTTTGGCGCTATACGTCTTAAGCACGTAAAGATTGGGATCATTAAGATGATAGCCAGTGAGCACAAAAGCGTTGTCATCTTCCCAGCCGGTATCGACGCCTAAAACGTAGGTCCAACCATCGCGGCTTAGTTGCGGCTCTCGCGTAGCAAGATTGCGATCAGGATTAAAACGGTAGCAAAGCTTACTTTCGTCAACCACCCACTCATTTAGGTACCACTGCTTAAACTGAGGTGTTTGCATATAAAGAGGCCGGTTTTGCCTAATATCTTCAAGCGCTTCTGCCCACTGCGCCGATACGTGCGGGTTATCGTGGGCCGTCCACTCGTAAAGTTTCCAACCGTTTTCTCTTTTGGTCGTAACGTCATAAAAAAGCCCGCGAGGAAAGTCGGAGGCTGTACCAAACATGGCAATGGTGCCGCGCTGACCGCCGGCGTTTGGGTCGGTCATAGCTGGGCCAAGTACGCCGTAGACTAGATTTCTCATGTCGATCGTGTACATGGAAGCCTCGTCGATACAAACAAGGCGGTACTTTCGTCCAAGCAGCTTATTCATCTCGCTTTCGTCGGCATCAACGCCGGTCACAGCGATGAGTGAGCCGTTGGGTAGCGTCATGGTGAGCTCGGCCTGGTTGGGCTTGGCTTTGAGCGTGTGAAGCTTATCAAGTACCCGAAGGATGTCTTTCCAAATAATGGCTTTGGCAGAAGCCCTGGTTAAGCCAACGAAAAGACAGTTACATCCTGGGTTTTTAAGTGCTTCATAAACAAGGTAAAGGCCAGCGGTAAAGCTTTTGGCGCTCCGGCGTGTACAAAAAAGAGCTTTAAGCTTGGCGGGATCTTCTATAAACGCGCGCTGCTGCTTAAAGACGTCTTTATGCCCAAGGATGTCGGGTATGGCTACTTTTTGTTCCGACATTCTGCGCACTAGAGCTAGCAGTAGGTCGCGCTCATTAGTCATTAAATCCAACCAAATATGATGTCATGCCAGCGTTTTTTGGGAGGCTGTTTATTTATTGGCGTAATACGCGCGTAATCAAGCCAGCTTTTTGGTGGAGGCTGCGACTTAAGATATTCGTCGTAGTCCCACTCGATTCGCGCGCACACTTCGTCTAGGTGATACTGCGACTGAATGGCGGCCCTTTTATTTGGATCAGACCAAGCTTTAATGGCTTCAAGATGCCGCCTTTTGTACTCGGCAATATCTTTCAGTTCGGCAAGCCTTTGAGCCCGCTGGGCCTCTGGGCTTAGGCCGTCCCACTGCGTAAAAAAAGCTAAGGACATATCGTTTTTCAAAACTTTCTGGGCCTACCAAGCTGTTTATCTATCTTGCCGGCGATGGATTCTTGGATAGCTTGCTGCCTTGAGGCTAGGGCCTGCGCAGCCGCTGGGGTTTGCGCGATGTCTACGGGCGGCGGCACTGGGGCCTCGCCCTTGGTCGCAACCTGGGCGCCTATAAACGACGGCCTAGCGGCTACGGGTTTTGGGGCGCCTTGGCTTAGGATGGCTTCTTCAAGCGCTCTTACTCTGTCTTTAATGAGCGTGCAAGTTTGCTCCTCGAGACAGTGGTCAAAAAGCAGATCAAGTAGAAAGCTTATTTCTGGTTTCAACGCGATTTACCTTTACCTTCGCCGCCAAACACATGCGACTGCGGGGTTTCTACCTGGGCCTCGATCTTTTTAGGCGGAGGCGTGGGAAGGGAGCGCACTTTAACCTCGCCCACGACCATTGACGCTACGTTACTGGTTGGCACGATAGCGGTTTCGTTATTCCAGGTAACGAGAAGTTCTTTTTCTACCTGGTCGTAAACCATTTGTATGCCGGTCCTACGGGCGGGATCCAGCTTTAGCTGAAGGTTAGTACCGCCAAGAAATAGCGGCGAATGTAGTTCGGCAAACTTAATTGGATACTTCATTTTTTTTCTCACAAATAAGGAACAAATTTGAGATGGGGATACTTCAGTTTCCAGACTATTAAACCAACTTTTGTCAAGTTTGAAAATGTTTCAATGTCATCCGGCACTAGACTGGCGCCTATTCCAAGCCGCCTTTGGTCCCTGTGGACGTAGACGTAATCAAGCACTTTTCCTCTTATAACTGAAAAGCCAAGAACAACGTCTATATCGTCGGTAAGCACGGCTAGTTTAATCACGGTTTTTGGGTTATCAAGCAGCCGCGTAATATAGTCGTGGGCGTATTTGAAATACGCAGTCTGCTCTATAAGCTTGGCGTATTCGTTACCGTAACGCATTGAGCGCAGCCATTTTGCGTAGATCATGGATCGGTAGGGATCTAGCTTTTCATGCGGGCAATTATAGACAAAATAAGAATCACTCATGTTTCGGCCTTTTTTTATTGAGTTGAGCCGGTGAGTAAAACTTCATTCCCCATCTATGCTCATACTTACGCACGACATAAAAGACCGTTGTGCGGCAACGCGGCTGTTTAATCTGGGCAAGATGCCTAACGATTACGCATGTTTTGATACCAGATGCAAACATTTGCATGATAATGCGCTCGATATCGCTATCAAACTCGCCTTCGGCTACGTGCTCGGAAAGCAGCCTAAAATAATCCTCAATAGCTGCCTTGAGTATGGGATCTTTCCCACGTAGTCCCCGGTACTTATTTTCCGACGACTGTTTAAGCGTTGGCTCGCCGAAGTTTAGTTCTTCAATATCTTGAAAGCCCGTTTCTTTAAGGCGTTTATACCAAGTCTTTTGTAACGCCAAAAATGAGGGGCTTTCGTAATATTTCACGTGTCTTTATTTTCCTCGGCGGCAAGTCTGGCTTTTTCTTGATCGCGCATTTCTTTTCTTGCGTCATCGGCCACTTGATTAACGGCAAACTTACGAAGGCTTTTAATAAAGAAGATATCTTCCTTATGATCTTCGGTAGGACCAAGGTGCAGCAGCATATTGGCAAGGGCAAACTTTTGGCTTTCGGGCGTGGCAGTAATCATTGTACCGCTGATAATTCTGTCGGCCCATTCATGAAACTCAGTTTTACCAAGCGGCAGTGGGCGCACCTCCAGCATTTGATCAAGGATTACTTCAGGGGGAGTATTTTGCAGGTTTCTTCTGAGGAGTTTTGCAATGAATTTGTAGAACCATTTTCGCATTTACGTTTGTGACCTTTTTTTCTCTTATTTTTTAGCTCTTCAAGCAGCCCAGGCACGACGTTACTTAAGTACATTAAAAGCGCTTCGCCGTCATACGTAGCCAGTATGTCTGGAAGCCTATGTATGACCGAGCAGTGCCCACTACTGATTGAAAGACAAAGATTACTCTCGCTGTCTTTAACTAGCTGCGTTTTGTACATCACTCTTTTTCAGCAAATAAAAAGCGTTTGGCCATGGCCTTTAGCTCATCGTTACTCATGTTTTTAAACGGATCGTTGTCTTCTTCGCCCGGCCTATCACGCCACTGGCAAAGGTTTTTGAGACAAAAGATCAGCATACAGTTGTCGCCGGTCTCTGCTTTGTATATCGCCGTTTGTATTAAATTGTGCCGCGTTTTGACCATATTTTGGTCACGAAACTCCGTAAAACGGCATTCATAATTATCCCTTATATATTTCTCAATTGTATCAGGCGAACACTCGAAGAAATGAGCCACGTCAATTAGCGTTGGTTTCCACCTTAAAATGGTGCGTAGTTGATGATCGTCGATTGGTTTTTTTGGACGTGCCATTTTGTTCCTTTTTTATGTTGGTAAAAGAGTAAAATTTTGCGTGATTCCAAGATACGTAACTTGCCCATCAAGCCGAATAAGTGCTGCGCCGTCGTGGCTATAGCCTGACACGTCTACCGTTGCGACGCCGGCTACGTCTGGCCCCGTAAAGCTAACGTGTGACTGCCCGTCTTTCACGTCGAGCACTTTAACGCTAAGCCCGCCTGGAAAATCCTGCACGGAGCCTGCTGCTAAAAACGCAGCTTTTTCAAATTGCCCAGGTTTTCCTTGAAAAGAACGTGCAAGTGACACGTTTTTAGTAAAAAACCCGATGCTTACGGTAAGATCGAGGTGAGCGCTTAGCTTATCATCAACGATTGAGTATTCAGCGCTACCGCGCACGATATGTCCACCGGGTTGCACTATAAGTGAAGGCATTTTTCTATCCTTTTTGGCTTATTTGACTTGCCGCTTATTTTACCTGAAAATTGTTTAACTTCCTTAGTTTTACTAACCAATTAAAATTTTGGAGCATTTATGGATTTTTACCAGTGGTTTTTTGACACACTTGAACGCCAACTAGAAGCCTTTAATGTTCCTTCGTGGGTTTCGAGGGCCATGGTGTCGGCTCTCGAGGCTGCTTTTCCCCGCGAAGCTGTGGCGTCTTTTGAGTTAGAGTTAAAAAAGAAGGTTGCCGACGAGTTAAAACAACTAGTTACTGCTAACCCATCAAGCTTGCTGACCGCCGAAATAGTCGCCGAGGCAGGTAAGCTTTTAGGTCTACCGTAATCCTTCCTTTTAGTTGTGTTTTAGCCCTATCTTTTGCGCTACCCTAACTGAAGTTTGAGGGGAATTTATTCAGTGTGGGAGCGCACTTTTTTATGGATCAAAAATCGCTTGATAAACTAGCGACTTGTGACGAGCGTTTGCAACGTCTTTTTACTGAGGTTTCTAAGACCTGGGAATTTACAGTAATCGAGGGTCACCGCGGAAAAGACGCGCAGGAACAGGCTTACGCGACGGGACACACCAAGCTTCATTGGCCCCACGGCAAGCACAACGCCGAGCCAAGCCTAGCTGTAGACGTGATCCCTAGTCCTGTCGACTGGAAAGACACGATGAAGATTACCTACTTTGCCGGCTACGTCATGGCCACGGCCGAAAAGTTAGGCATTAACCTGCGTTGGGGCGGAGATTGGCGTCGGCAGCACGATCCGCTTCACAACACGTTTAACGACCTCGTTCATTTTGAGGTAGTCAGTGAATAAGAACCCGTATGCCGAGATTTTTACGGCCCAGATTAACGCAGCTACTCAAGGAATGAACGAAATGCTTAANGCCAATCAGTCGATCTACGATGCTTTTCAGGCGCAAATGCTTCAAATCATAAAGCAAAACCAAGAGATCATTAACTCGACCTCGTGTACTTTTCTCGACACCCTGAAGGCAGAGAGCGACGATCTGCTGAGACAGGTAAAAGAGGCGATGGCAGTCATAAAAAAACCGGGCACTTAAATGCCCGGCCAAGCTTAGGTCAAGCTTTCTCTTAGCCAGCTGCCGGTGCCGAGGTCGGTACGGTAGCAGCGGTTTGCGGCGGGGTAGACTGGGCCAGTTTAGCGACGATCTGGCTAAAAGCAACCATCGCAGCTTGGAAAAGTCCCGAA